AGGGTATGTTGTCGATACGATTAGGCAAGTTAGGAATAATCCAGTCTGGAAAGTTATCTCTATCCGAAAGCAGCCAGAACGCATGAGTCTCAGTGAACCCTGCTTTACGCAAAGATTTATAATATTCATTAAGTGCTATTGCATAAGCGTCTAGCGCAGAGTAAGTATCTAAGTCTATGACTGGTCGTTTTCTTGCCATGGGATAAGTGTTACTTACCTAGAAGGTCGATTATGGTATCGACACGCGCTTCTAATCTAGACACTTGGTCCTTAAGGCTTGAGCCTGAGTTAGGCTTAAGTTCAGATAAGTAATGCTTAATCATGAACTGGGTATATGCAGCAAGACCACCAAGAAGAGTGACAACAGCCACAAGCCAAGCAGCAAGGTCAGCCGCGCTCATTACTTTTTAGGAGATGCGTAACCGAATACGCCAGCCACGATTGAACCGAGGATTGCTCGGTAATCTAAAGCGAAATTAGAAGTAGTTCCCCATACTGCAAGGAACGCTCCTACTGAGATTATTGCTGGATGCTTCATATTCATAGTGTCCCGCCTAACATGGGTATATTAAAGAACGAACCGTCTGTATCGCCCTTTTTAGTGAAAGAGATATGGCAATGATGGTTATGCGGGTTGCTTCCAGAATACTTTCGCCAGCGCCAGCCCAAGCGAGACGATGCAATGCGTCCGTTGAATATAATGTAGGAAATTCTTTTATCTCCGGCCTTGGCGCAGAGTCGAATCTGGTCAGCAATATCTGGCATGAGGTCTGGTTTTGCTGAACCAGATACATCTCTGTCAACGTCGATAGCCCTAACCGTTGCGCTATCAGCGCTTGGAATATGGTCAGACTTACCACCTGCGACATGGCGAGCATCTGCGACCCAGCCGTCACTGGCTCTATCTCTGTCTGGAAAACTATCGTCGAACTGCTCACGAAGTTGCTTCCCGGCCTTGCATAGTTTTGGCGTCACTTGCCTAGTTTTAACCCATCAGGGATTGGCTTGCTGTATTCCCATTTAGCGATATACGCGCCTTCTCCGTCTGAATCATCCTGCAAGAAAATGCCTAAATCTGCAAAATTGTCTGTCGGATTGATTTCCGGAAATGCTTCGATAATTTGTTCCCAAAGTTCCATAATTATGCTCCTAGGTAGTTTGCGTAAAATGAGCCATCTTCGCCGTTTGTATAAACGACAATAGAACCGCCACTATTTTGGGTAAAATACAATTCTACATAATCGCCAACAGCCAAATTAATTGGGACTGTAATAACCATTGTTGGTTCAAGCCCAGATGGAGTAATTGTTACTCGCTTATAAGGGCTTCCGTTTTTGTAAAGCGATAATGTTCTAAAACCCGAAGTATTGGCATTAATTTCAACTTGACCACCTACTAAATAATAACCAGCCTTGCCTGAAGGAATTGTTATTCTTGATGTGTTGGAACTTGTGCTATGAAATGCGTCTGTATCGAATGTTTCGGTAGCCCATGTAATTGCCGTAGCCGTATTGTTTGGGATGTTTTGCGATGCTGTATTTCCAACCAATACACCAGAAAACGAAGAACCACTTGAGGCCCATTTTAAGCCAGTCGAAGCGGTGGAGTCGGCAGTAAGAACTTGTCCATCGGTTCCAACTGCCAACCGAGTAAAAGTATCGGCTCCAGTACCGCCTATTAAATCACCCTTAGCATCAATGGCTGTGGCCATCGAGTTAGTGATTGTTACGTCTCCAGAAGTTCCTCCACCAGAGATTCCAGTCCCAGCAGTTACTGCGGTAATGTCACCTGGGTTTGCATTGGACCAGGTGTAATCTAAATCTGTGTTAGACGCCTTGGTTAAAATCTGGCCTGTAGTTCCACCTTTTAGGTCTACTAAAGCAGTGTCGATATCTTGCCCAAGTGCCGCAATGGCTGTAGCGCCATCCTTTACTAGGTCTGTAGACTGAGGAATATCCCAGCCAAAATTAGTCGTTGTTGTTGCCATTAGGCTACGGCTCCTATCGCGTTAATCCATGTAAGGGTTGGACTTAGGGTATTCCAAGTCTCCACTGCTGCTACCTGCTCCCATTTTACAGCAACTTGGGAGAAGTTTATAGGTGTTGCGTTAAAAGTCACGCTTAGATTATTGAGGCTTGCCCTGAAGGTCCAGCCTTCGACATAACCCTGGAAAGAGCCACTATTGATATTGCCGGGTAGGTTCTGAACCCACACTGGCTGGCCCATAAAGATGTTCAGAAGAGCGTCTCTGTCGCTATCGTCAATCTCCGGGTTACCTAGCGTAAAAGTAATAGCCTGGAACTTGGCGTACGGAAAGGCTCTTAACTCAATATAACGGTCTGCAAGACTTTCTGCGTCTGGAGCGTTTTTAATCCTTGAAGTAAAGTCTTCAGCGTAGACGCCGTAGATAGCCTGGCTCTGGGTATCCTGAGCCGTGTATGACCCACTACCGCTATTGCCGTAGTTAATCGTATAGAAGTTTCTTAAGTCGCCTGCGCGTGTGGTAGAAGATAAGCCAAGCCCATCGGCATGGTTAGCGTCCAAGGTGGTGTAGTCATTAGCGGCTAAGTAGTCCTGGCGATGAGTTGAATCCGCATAACCGATATTGCCGTTAGAATCTTCGTAAAGATAACCAAAGGCTGAGTTAGCAATTTCAGCGCAAAGAGAATAAAGGTCTGTGTTAGAACTTGAACGGGCTATCATCTCGTAATCGCCTGGCTGGTCAATTTCGCCTAGTCCGATATTTACCGCATTAGCCCAAGTCTCAGTAGGGTTATATGTGGCCCACGTCTGAGCCGCAGGTACTTCGTTCCATTGGCCTAAAAGGTACTGAGAAAGAAGCGTGTAAATCTGGTCGCCGTCAAAGTCTGTAGATAGAACTCCTGGGTCGATAATCTTAGGTAGTTTAGAAAGAGCGCCTAGGGCTGTAATGCTGGCCATAGTAGTAAAGCCGATAGAGCCTGCTCGGTTTACCGAGATAGTAAAGTCTGAAACATATCCGCCAAAAATAGGAACGTAATCGCCAGAGGAATCAGTTACTTCTACAGTTAAGCCAGTTCCTACGTTAAAGTCATAACTGGAATTATTAAAGTTCATTAATTGAAGTTGGCAGTATCCCGCCACCGGTTGAGCATAAATATCTGTACGGCCCGAAGTAATGGTTAGGCCAGATAGAGTTACATCTGTGATTTCCTGACCATCAATTAAGACCTTATAGGTAGGAGTCCAGGCTGTCATGCGAAGTAAAGCCCTGCACTTCCTAGGGTTCCACGCGCATTAGAATCGTTAAGAAGGCCTACGATTTGGCGGGCTGTAGACTCAGGGTCTATTGCTCCGTTAACTGTGATGTTAGTAGTCCCAGCGTTAGGGTTGTAGTTAAGTCCTGTAGAAGGGTTATAGGAAATCATGCCGTCGGATGGCATAGAAGGAGCCGAATAAGGGGCAGATGGAGAAGAGGCCCCAGTTATAGCAGAACCCCCAGTTTCAAAAGAAGCCTTAGAAAAGAAGTTTCCTACTGCCGAACCGGCGCCCTTGATAGCGTCAATAATGCCTTTAATTGCGTTATAAATCTTAGTAATCTTTTCAACGAAATCTGCAAAAGTATCAATAATGCCTGAAATGATTTTACCCAATGCTTCAAAGGCCTTACCTAAAACTGTGCCAATAGCAGGCGCTAAATAATCTTTTACGAAGTTATAGATGGACTTCATGAAGCCATAAAAAGGCTGAAGTTCGTCGTTATTCTCTTTAAGGGAATTGCTAACGGAATTAAATGCAGAACGAAGGCCGTCAATAACTGGCTTAATAATTTTCATAACAGGAGATAGTTTGTCTCCAATATTGCTAGTAAAGTCCTGGATAGCAGGAATTACTCTTTTAACGATAAGTTCGACCATAGGGGTAATCGCTGTAAGGATATAAGCCCCTACCGTTTCCTTGCCTTCGTCGAAGGCTATCTGAAGGCGGGTTAACTTACCCTGGAATGTGTCAGCCTTAGCAGATGCCTGGTTCTCAAAAGTGTCTGC